TAAGGTTTCTCGTTATGGACGAGTACGCCGATATGAAGCCCGATGTATGGGAACAGATTCTAAGACCGGCGCTGGCTGACCAAAAAGGCTCAGCGTTGTTTATCGGCACTCCGATGGGTAGAAACCACTTCTATGAGCTTTATAAGTATGCGGAGTTAAACGACGATGAAACCTATAAGGCTTGGCATTTTACGAGCTATGACAACTCAATATTAGATGCTGGGGAAATAGATTTAGCAAAGAAGTCTATGTCGAGTTATGCCTTTAGGCAGGAGTTTATGGCGTCATTTGAAGCCAGAGGCTCCGAAATGTTCAAAGAAGATTGGATTCGTTTTGGTGACACACCGGACGAAGGCGATTATTATATCGCCGTTGACTTGGCGGGCTTTGAGGATATAAACAAAAAGCGTACTAAAAACACCAAGTTAGATGAAACAGCTATAGCAGTGGCTAAGGTTAGCCCCGATGGCTGGCACGTTGAGAATATAATTTATGGTCGTTGGGATCTAAATGAAACGGCCATGAAGATATTTCAAGCTGTTAGGGATTACCGTCCCGTAAGCGTTGGAATAGAAAAAGGTATTGCAAAGCAAGCAGTAATGTCGCCGCTTTCAGATTTGATGAAGCGGTATGGCACGTTTTTTCGTGTAGAAGAACTGACACACGGAAACAGAAAGAAGACAGACCGTGTGATGTGGGCATTACAGGGTCGATTTGAAAACGGTTACATACAATTAAATCGGGGCGAGTGGAATAATAGATTCCTAGATCAGCTGTTTCAGTTTCCAGATGCGCTAACACATGATGACTTAGTGGATGCTTTAGCGTATATAGATCAGTTAGCTCAGGTTGCGTATGACTACGAATACGAAATTGATGACCACGAAATCTTAGATGTGGTAGCGGGATACTAAAATGGCCGAAGAAATCTACAGTCCAGACCCATTGCTCATGCAGCAGTCTCTTGAAGAATGGGTAATGACCAAGTGTGAGAACTGGCGTGATTACTATGAATCGAATTACGAAGAAAGTTTTGAGGAATACTATCGGTTATGGCGAGGTCAATGGGATCCTGCTGACTCCGAAAGAGCGTCAGAGCGTTCTAGAATTATCTCTCCTGCGCTTCAGCAGGCTGTAGAATCTAACGTAGCTGAGCTAGAAGAGGCTACATTTGGTCGTGGTAAGTGGTTTGATATTGCTGATGATGTCTTGGATAACCAGAAGCAAGACGCCATGTATCTTAGAAGGAAACTTGCCGAAGACTTTGAGGCTTGCAAGGTTCGTAAGGCAGTTGCCGAATGTTTGATTAACTCAGCGGTATTTGGCACAGGTATCGGGGAGGTAGTCCTTGAAGAAATTAAAGAGATGGCTCCGGCGGCTGAGCCGATCATGGGTGGAGACCTTCAGGCTGTTGGCGTCAACATTACTGACCGTGTAGTCGTAAAGCTAAAGCCCGTACTGCCACAGAACTTTCTTATTGATCCTGTAGCGACTTCAGTTGAAGATGCATATGGTGTAGCCGTTGATGAGTTTGTCAGCAGGCATAGTGTAGAGATCCTTCAAGAGCAGGGCGTATACCGTGAGGGTATGGTTGAGTCTGCCGCCGCTGATACAAATCTTGAGCCAGATCAAGACCTAACGATCTATAATGATGACAAGGTTCGCCTAACCAAGTATTATGGCCTTGTTCCCCGCGAGCTTTTAGAAGCCGAAGACATAGAAGTTGAAGAAGACTCTATGTACGTCGAGGCTATCGTAGTTATTGCTAACGGCGGAACATTGCTGAAAGCCGAAGCAAACCCTTACATGATGAATGATCGACCGGTTGTGGCATTCCCTTGGGATGTCGTACCGGGCCGCTTCTGGGGTCGTGGCGTTTGTGAGAAAGGCTATAACAGCCAAAAGGCGCTTGATACAGAGCTTAGGGCGCGCATTGATGCCCTGAGCCTAACTATTCATCCAATGCTCGCTGTGGACGCTACACGGCTTCCTAGAGGCGCTAAGCCTGAAGTCCGTCCCGGCAAGATGATTTTGACGAACGGAGACCCCCGTGAGGTTCTTCAGCCATTTAACTTTGGTCAGGTTGGGCAGATTACGTTTGCGCAGGCTGCGAGCCTACAGCAGATGGTTCAGCAGGCGACTGGCGCAGTTGACTCCGCAGGAATTGCTGGACAGGTTAATGGAGAAGCTACAGCTGCTGGCATATCTATGTCTCTGGGCGCCATTATTAAGCGTCATAAGCGTACTCTCATAAACTTTCAACAGTCTTTCTTACTGCCTTTTGTAACTAAAGCCGCCCACAGATATATGCAGTTTGACCCGGAAAACTATCCGGTAGCTGACTATAAGTTCACGGCAACCAGTACGCTGGGCATTATTGCTAGAGAATACGAGGTAACCCAGCTAGTACAGCTACTTCAGACCATGCAACAGGACAGCCCGATGTATCCTGTTCTTATCCAAAGCATTATTGACAACATGAACCTGAGCAACCGCGAAGAGTTGATCGCGGCAATGCAACAGGCTGGACAACCTAATCCACAGGCCCAGCAAATGGCGATGATGGCCCAGCAGACACAGCTGGCCCTTCAGCAGAGCCAAACGGCAGCACTCAATGGTCAGGCGGCAGAGTCGCAGGCTAGAGCCGCTAAACTTGCTGTAGAGGCGCAGATCGCGCCAGAAGAGCTTGAGATTGACAAGATCAATGCAATCACCCGAAACCTAAAGGAAGGCGATCAAGAAGACAAAGAGTTTGAGCGCCGGTTGAAGGTGGCTGACAGGCTTTTAAAGAAACGACAGCTAGAGGCTAAGCCAACCAATGCTAATGACACCAACGGAAATGAACAAACTGCTAGGCCAGATCAACCAAGCCTTCAAGGAGCAGGAAGACAAAATAACATGGCTCCAGAAGCGCTTAGGCTCCTTGGAGGAGAAGGTTAATGCCCAAGAAAAAAGACCCAAAGCTGGAGCGCGCGGGCGTAAGCGGGTACAACAAGCCGAAGCGAACCCCGAGTCACCCGACCAAGAAGTTTGTGGTAGTAGCGAAGGTGGGCGACAAGACTAAGACGATTCGTTTTGGCGATGCTAAAATGACTATCAAGAAAGATCAGCCTGCTAGGCGAAAGTCTTTCCGAGCTAGGCATAAGTGTGATACAAGCCCTCCGAGTAAGCTGACAGCAAGATACTGGTCTTGCAAAAAGTGGTGATGATATGAAGGTCAAAGCACCAAAAGGCTATCATTGGATGAAGGATGGCAAAGAATATAAGCTGATGAAAAACCCTGCTGGCGGTTATAAGCCGCACAAAGGCGCTTCTCAGTCTGCTGAATTTAAGGTTCAGAAAGTTCACAAGGGTAAATAGGAGGCTGTTATGGCATATGGTAAGGGTTCAAAAACACAGGTTGTCAGGTCTATGCCGCCGAAAAAGAAAAAGAAAAAGAAAAAGTAATGGCTTCCAAGAAGAAGGCCAAGCCAAAAAAGAAATCTGGTAGCCCAACGCCCAAGAATAAGGCGTTGTATGCTCGCGTAAAGGCTGAGGCTAAGAAAAAGTTTGACGTATATCCCAGTGCTTATGCCAATGCATGGCTAGTGCGGGAGTATAAAAAGCGTGGTGGCACGTATGCCTAAGCCAAAAGGCGGCTTAACTAAGTGGTTTAACGAGGAATGGGTCGATATTAAGACAGGCAAGCCTTGTGGTCGTAAAAAGGCCAAAGGCTCAAAGCGTCCATACCCAGCTTGTAGACCTAAGAAAGTAGCCGCAAAAATGACAAAGGCAGAAAAAGATGCTGCCAAGGCCAAGAAAACAGGGCCAAAGCGAGTCAAATATGCGGTCACTGCATCAGGTCGCAGGCGGAAGACAACGAAGAAGGCTTGACGTTTATTCCGCAAAGATATACAACGCAACTTTGAGATAACCTTATGGCCTCATTGGACAAAGAAGTAGAAGAGTATTACAACAAGTATTTCGACCTGTTCCGGACAGAAGGCTGGAAACAGTTAATCGAAGAGCTAAAGCAAAACGCTATGCTGATTAATAGCGTTGAGAACACAAAAGATAGCGAAGACCTGTTTATTCGCAAGGGTCAGCTAAAAGTGTTGGCATATTTGTTGAACTTTGAAAACAACATGGAAACTAGCTTTAACGAGCTAGAGAAAGAAAATGAAGGTATTTGACTTTCGCTGTGAGAATGGTCATATCTTTGAAGAATTTGTAGAAGGCACAACTACAACCAGTAGGTGCGGTTGTGGCGCCATTGCTACAAAAATCGTTTCAGCGACGAAGTGTGTACTAGATGGGTCTACCGGAGATTTTCCCGGCAGGCACATGAAGTGGGTACGTGAACACGAAGAAGCTGGGCGACGAGGTAGGGAGGCCCGCCGAGAGGAGGGCTAACCAATGTGTAATCTCCATAACCTTACAAAAGGCGGGGCTATTTAATGATGTCAAGAGCGACACTAATTGACGGGCGTCAGGACGTAG